AAGTTCAAAAAATTTTACCGGAGCATTTTTTACTTTTTGTTCCCAGCTATCTGGGTACTTCATTTTAACAAAGACATGGTAGTTATACATAAATCTATCCTTGCCATCAAAACCTTTTTGATTAGATACTTTTGATATGTCAGCTAAACAAGGTGGGCCATCTATTAAATCACCATCTACCCCTTGATATATTTTTTGATCTATCTCCTCTGTAATAACTTTTAAATCTTCTTTTGAAACAAGATTAGATTCAACAACTTTTAAAAATTGATCTAACTCAAACTTTGTGCCATCTAAATTTATAGCTTTTCTTTTATCTCCATAGTAAGGCAGATTAATAAACTGTCCTGGTTTTAAGTTCCCTGTCTCCTCATCCCTGGTGAGCTCTGTTTGCTTTGGAAATATTTCGCAATCAGGTTTTAATTTAAATAAAGGTAACAGATTACTTAAAAAAGATTTAACACTCTTAGCATCCGTAAAACTGTTCATGAAGATACATAAATGAAGCCCACCACTTTTAGATTCCACCGGTATCAGAGGTAGATCGTATTGTTGAATTATATCTATAAAAAATTTTTTATCAAAGTCATCATACTCTTTTGGATCAATATCAATTACGCCAAATTTAACTTCTTTGTTTTCATTACATGGTTGAATACCAATTGATAGCTCACCTTTTAAGTGTGAACTATATACTTGCTCTGTTAGCTTTTCAAAATTCCATCTATATACAGGTTTCTTTTTACCACTGTCGGGATCTGTATATGCTTCTGGATGTTCAAAGTCAGCTAGACCATAAGCCTGCCTATACCCATCAAAAAATTCTATATATCTTTTCTCCATAACTGTATCAGTGGGCCACCCAGTCTCCCGTTTGGCCCACCTGTGCACTCATTCTCTTAGAGAATTAGATAATGCTATCCTTCTTTGCTTCAGTCTCGCCATGTTTAGCTTTAACAGATCCTTTGGAAATGTTTTCACTAAATGATTTTGCTTGACCGTATAAGGATTGATCAGTTACTGGGCCAACTTTACTGACTTCCCAACCAAACCATGTGCCTTTATCGTTTGACATTTGCGTAGTCTTTAGTCTGTAAATGTGGCTGAAAGATGCTGGTGTGAATAACCCATTGGCACCCTTCATTTTTATTCCAGACATCATTGAGTTCCATTTTCTACTAATCTTTAATTGAGTAGACTTCATAGATATCAATGCTGTTGCTGGATTATCTCCCGTGATAATGACAAAGTGTGATGCAGTCTTATCAATATAGTTACCATTAGGTAGTCTATCTTTATAGTTTGCATCAGGTGTTGTCTTGGACATGATATCAGAAGAAGAATCATAGATGTTTACTGGTGCACCTAAACCCTCCCCTCTATCTTTCCATTCGATGTATTCCAATTTATAAAAACATGGAATGACATCAATACCTTTTACTCCGTCATACAGTTCACCAGATACTGAATTGAATATCATACCCGGCTCTGCACCTTCAACATACTTACCATCACGTTTGTTAACTTCCGGTGAAAGTTGTCCTAGGATTTTTAAAAAAGGTAGGGCTAGATCATCTTGACCTATTTTACCCAAACCTTTTGCTGCATCATCTTCAAACATATTTGTTGGAAGACCTGCAGACTTTTTCTCTGCTACTTGGTTCATGTTTATTTGCTCCTTGTTACTTTGGTTCTGTTTCCTGTGAACACATTAAAAAGATCAGAGGGCATCTCTTGTCCAGATTCCAGACGCTCTCTGACCAATGCTTTAAGTGTCATTGGTTCGACCTTCAATTTCTGGACAGGTTCGTACCCTTGACCTTGCGCAAGGACCGCATATTGCGATGCCTTGTTATCTTCGTTACGGCCAAAGGAAACTGTAACCTCATTTTTAATAAGATCACCCAGGCCGTTATCTCGAAGCCATTTAAATGCTGCTTCTTTATTTGCTGCTGTAATCGAAGCACCATAAACTGGTTTAACTTCAACTGAAGAACCGTCTGATAATTTTAATGTAGAGATATTCATCTCCTGCATCATGGTTGGTATTACCTCACCTGATACTAAATCAACATGACGTTTCAGTTCTTTTAATTCTTTTTCTTTTTCTTCAAGTTCATCCTCTAATTTTTTTAGTTTGATGACTTGATCCGATAATGATTTGGCATCGTTAACTGAATTCAAATCTTCTCGTTGGTCTTGTTCAAAGTTTATATTACTCATCTATTTCTCCTTTCTCATATAAATTAATTTTAATAGGATAGTATTGTCTTTCTTGTTTATCCCATTTCAATAGATTGTATTTACCGTTTGTAATATCAGATACAATAGAACATGCAACACCTATCAAAGCTGGATCACCAGTTAATAATAAATGATCTTCAGGTTTAAAATTTTTTAAAAGTTTTCTTAATTTAAAAATTAATGGACCTGGAGAAAAAATCATTTGTGAAAGTTCAGGTAATAAAAATTTTAAGTCGCCGTATTTTTGTGCGCCAACAATATTTATTTTAGGATTACCTGCTCTTGTTCCTGGAACTTCCTGTATAACGTAAACTATTCTTTCTGACATTGACAAACAATATAAATATGTTTATATAGATGTCAACTAGAAAGCAGAAAAAATATTATGAATTATAAGTTTAAGACCAAGCCATACGAGCATCAGCTTAAGGCATTGGAAATGTCGTGGGATAAACCCTACTTTGCATATTTTATGGAGATGGGTACCGGTAAATCAAAAGTATTAATAGATAATATATCTATGCTTTATGATAACGGCAAGATCAATGGTGTTCTAATTGTGGCACCAAAAGGTGTAGTAAAAAATTGGTACGAATCAGAGATACCAACACACTTAGTAGACCATATACAAAATAAAACAGTGTTGTGGCAGTCTGCAATTAATCAAAAACAAAAAAAGAAATTAGATACTTTGTTTGAAACAGGAGAAGACTTACATATTTTAATTATGAATGTAGAAGCTTTGTCTACTAAAAAGGGTGTAGACTTTGCAACTAAATTTTTATTTTCTCACAGAGCTTTAATGGCCATAGATGAATCTACAACTATAAAAAACCCTGAAGCAAAACGTACTAAAAACATATGTCAACTCGGGTTAGCTACTAAATACAACAGAATTCTTACAGGATCACCGGTAACTAAATCACCACTAGATCTGTATAAACAGTGTGATTTTTTAATGCCTGAATTGTTGGGTCACTCCTCTTATTATTCTTTTAGGACCAGGTACGCTGTTATGAGAACGGCTAACTTTGGTGGTAGATCTGTGCAGATTGTGGTGGGCTATAGAAATTTAGATGAGTTGTCAGAAAAATTAAAAGAATTTTCATACAGAGTTTTAAAAGATGATTGCCTAGATCTACCTAAAAAAACATTTATGAAACGAACCATATCATTAACACCAGATCAATTAAAAGCTTACAGTCAGATGAAAGAGCTAGCTTTAGCCAATGTAAAAGGCAAGATGTCTACAACTGCAACAGTTCTAACTCAACTTATGAGATTGCAGCAGATAACTTGTGGTAATTTTGTGGCTGATGATGGCACTATGGTTGACCTGGACACTAATAGGCTACCAGAACTTATGGATGTATTAGATGAAGTTGAAGGTAAGGTTGTTATATGGGCTCATTTTCAAAGAGACGTGCATAGAATTATAGAAGCCATACATAAAAAATTTGGTGAGAATACTTTTGTTGATTATTATGGGCTTACACCTCAAGAAGATAGACAAAAAAACATTAAGAAGTTCCAAGATCCCCGGTCCCCGGTTAGATTTTTTGTAGGCACGACTCAAACAGGTGGTTATGGTATCACGTTAACCGCTGCATCAACCATGATATATTATTCAAATGGTTATGACCTAGAAAAACGACAACAATCAGAAGCTAGAATAGATCGTATCGGACAAGAAAAACCCATGACTTATGTAGACATTATCTGTGAAGATACGGTAGATGACAGGATTGTAAAAGCTTTACGTAAAAAAGTAGATATTGCAACTCAAATTATGGGTGAAGAATTAAAAGACTGGATCTAGACTATGTCTTTTGCTTTACCAAGTATCGGTTTGTATTTGGTTTTACCCTCAGACTTATAAGCCCACAAATATGAAGCTCTAGGTTGGTTTGATATCCAGCTACAATGTATCCACCCGCTATTAGGTTCACCCGGAGTATAGAACTCGAGAATGAGCTGATCTGGCTGGAGGTTGGATTTAATCCAATCAAAAAGTTCAGCGTTGTCAACTCCAACACATTCGAAGTCTGCGGCCTCAGCTTTAGCATGCTGTGAATTTACAGAGCTACCTATCGCTGCACATAATTCTGGGCTACGGTATCCGCTGGTCACCTTTACCCTGCCAAAATGATCTCGTACTGGTTGTAAAATATTTTCACATAATGCTTTTAATTTATCTATTTGATCTGCATTAGGTTCATTGTCAATGCCCTTACGTATTGCTGTGTCTGATTTGGTTAATTCCTGAAGGGAGAAATTCCGTGAAAGCTGCATAATTTTATTTCATTACTAAAGCAAATATAACGTACGCCATGCCTGAGATTAATGCTCCGGTAGATACTAATAAAATACTTTCTACTCGATTGATTTGATGTTCGAGTTTATGTATTTTGTCATGTGTTTGCTTTTGCATTATTCTGCAAAGCTTCTCATGATCCTCTATTTTTTGTAATGCGTTTTTAGCCATTTGGAAATAGTGTAGCAAATCGTTGTGCGTTTGTCGAGTTAGTTTGTTGTACTTGTGAAGATAAAAGATTACCATCAATTGGTGCTGTAATAACGTTTCCTTGCATGTTTGCAGCGTCAGCTCCACCTGGTTTTGGTAGTAGTGGGTTTTCAAAAAATGGAAAATTACCTTCAGTTAATTTAATTCTAAACATTTGGTTTCTTATGTTAAACAAAACATTAGCTGCAGCTCTAAATGGATTTTCATAAGAAGGGTCTTTTATTCGTATTTTTCTAGTGTCGTCATCAAATTTTTTTATAACACCATCTGATACACCAAACGGAACAAATCTTTCACCCTCCAAATTAGCTAGATCACTTTTTGTTAAACGTGTTGTGCTATCATAAAATTCTCTTCCTTCTAACCCTAATAGTTTTGCTGCATCGATGTCAGCTTTCATTTCTTTTCTAACACCAAACAAAGCTCTGTTTGCATTTAAGTATGCATCGATAACTTCGTATGGCTTTATTCGACCGCCTTTCAATGTTACACTTGTAAATAATTTTCTAGAGTCACTAACACCATTATTGTAATCAAAAATTTTATATTGAATACTTTTAGCGGGATCTAACTCTACTGCTCTGAATCCAAATAATCCTGCAAACTCTGGACCAAATTCATAAGTTTGACCATATTCATCGAACCTGTCGTCCCCTCCAATAAGTTTTTTAACTCCAGGAAATTTAGTAACCACATCAACTTCTTTTATGGACCTATCTATTCTTGCTAATTGATTTAATGAAAATGGCATTTGTGCCTCTACTAAATGAGCCATAATTTTTGAAGCTTTAGTTCCAGGTAAATCTTCAGGGTTAAATACTTCAGATCCTGATCTTGTTCTACCACCTCTTGCAATAAGATCTAATACTGCTTCTGTCCAAATAGATTCACTAATAAATGGTTCACCTATTTCTCTCATACCAATAAATGAGCCTAATATAAAATCATCTATCATGCCGTTATTATCTTTTTCTCCAGCAGCTACTTGGTTAATTACAGATTGTATGGGTCTAATTAAGGTATCGTATGCATTGGCATGACTAAAATCTACA